TATTTGTAACACCTGCAGAGTGAGGTTGTCCAAATACTTTCTGCCCATGACTGTTACTCTCACAGTTAAAGACTATTGCACCTGAGTTAGTATTACCTCTTACAACAACTGTACCTGTTCCATTAGGGGCTAGGTCAAGAGTTGCATTAGAGGTAGTAACAATGTCAGCACCATTAAGGTCTAAGTTACCACCTAGCTGTGGTGATGTATCTTCTGATATATTAGATATGTTACCAGATACACCAGTACCAGCAACAATAGTACTCCTAGTAATTTTTTTAAGTCCACCACCAGATGCATCTACTGCTAAAAGTATATCACCATCAGCCGCAGTACCAATTTCTGATAAGTCAGTTACAGAAATAGGATTAAAATTAGTACCGTCTGCCACAAGAATATGTCCTGCAGTATTAGTAGCCATTGTGAGATCATCACCACCAATGGTAAGATCACCTGTAAGAGTAAGATTTCTTATACCTGTATAGTCTTTATTTGAATCAAGTATGACTGCTTTAGAAGCAATAGCTGTACCTACAGCAGTGCTACCTAAGTCAAGAGCATTAAGCTCACCTACAACTGCTGTTATGCCATCTAGTGCATTTAATTCTGCTGCTGTACTGGTGACACCATCAAGTATATTAAGCTCTGCTGCAGTAGAAGTAACCCCATCTAAGATGTTTAACTCTGCCGTAGTAGAAGTTACTCCATCTAAAATATTAAGTTCTGCTGCTGTTGAGGTTACATTAGTACCGCCTATATCAAGTGTGGTAACAGATATTTCTCCTGCAACTGTAGCAATACCACTAGCAACAGTTATAAGATCAGTATCATCTGTATGCCCTATAGTAGAACCGTTTATTACTACATCATCTATATCAAGAGAACCACCAGAGATAAGCCCTGTAGTGGTAATAGCACTAGAACCAGTATCAATAGTACCAAAGCCTGATGTAATACTACCTGAGTTAAGTGCTCCTACTGACGTAGCTGCAGTAGTAACTAGGTTAGGCATTGCAGTTATTTCATCGTCAAAGTATGCAGCAAGGTCTGTTACTGCTACCTGTTTCATTGTACCTGCGTCATTAAACACAACACGGTCTGCATCTACTACTGTAGTTGAAGTAGCAGAAGTGTCACCGTCTATAATGTTTAGTTCTGTAGTGGTACTAGTAACACCATCTAGTATGTTTAACTCTGCTGTTGTAGATGTTACACCATCTAAGATATTAAGTTCTGATGCCGTTGAAGTAACTCCATCTAAGATATTAAGTTCTGCTGCAGTAGATGTAACAGTAGTGCCATTGATAGCAAGAGTATCTATCTCTGCTGTACCATCAATAAATATGTTACGCCACTGCTGACTTGTAGAACCTAAGTCATATGTGTCATCGTCATCAGGTATAATACTAGAGTCAACATCAGCGCCAAAAACAACATTATCAGAAGATGAATCACCAAGAGTAAGTGTACCACCATTAAACGTAGTAGTTCCTGTAACTGTAAGATTACCACCTACAGCTAAGTTACCCGATATGTCAGCCGCACCATTTATATCAATAGTTGTAGCAGCAATTTGTATTTCTGTATCCGCTACAAGATCAAGCTGACCATCAGCACTAGAGTTAATGTAAAGTCCTGTATCACGGAACTGTATTTTCTCTGTAGAGGCTATAAGTATATCATCTGAGAACTCAAAGTAATCCTCATCTTCCATCCACTTTAGTACACCGTCATTACTCTCACCATCAAAAGTTACTGTAATGTCTGTACCTGTAGTACCATCACCTATAGTAATACCTGTGCCTAATAGCTTAGTTACAGGGCCACCTTCTGCAGATGTACCATCATGTGTGTGGCCTGTTCCTGAAGCAAAAGCAGCAAGAAGTTGATCAAACTCATTATTAGTATCACTTGCCTGTATTACATCACCGTCCGTATAAGAGGACTGTCTTGTGTATGTAGAACCCATTAACGTCTAGCTCCTAGTTGATATTCTAGCTGAAAGCCTTTAAGAGAGTATGGTGGTGATTCACCATTATCATCTACCTTTAAAGCTACGGTAAATCCTGATCCTTCTACAGGCTGTCTAGCTAGAGGCTGTGTACCACCACCGTAAACAAATTGTGCCGTAGAAGATGTGTTACTATAAGTAGAACTACCATACTGTGCAGCTACGTCTGAAGCACTCAAGCTATATGCAGCAGGTCTTGCCGAATTTGCAGCTTCATTGTCGTAGCGTATAAGTAAATCTGCACTAATGTTAGCTTCAGGTTTGTAGTTAAGTATAACACGCTCCATGTGCTTTCTTACACCTACATCACCAAAACTTAAATCAGGGCTTCTGTACCTGCCTAAGATAGTTGCTCCGTTAAAAGTGTCACCTTTTTCTTGCCTCATAATAAAACCTGTATGCGTACCGTGTATTACAGTTACGTCACCAGCGTTTACAAAAGTGTCTGTGCAGGAAGGGCGTATCCCTTGGGTTTCAGCAAATTCATATCCGTCACCCTTCATAACACATATTACACCCCTTGTCAAGGTGTCTGCCCTGCCTTCTTTAGTAAAAAATATTCTATACTGTGTTTTATCTGGTATGACTACGCTTTCAAACAAAGAGCCATCAGATATGTTTTTATCAAATACAGACTGTACGTTTTTAGATATTGTTCCAAGTTCAACGTCACCAATCCTAGCAGTACCAGCAATAGTTCTCAAACCATCAGGCCCAAGAAATATTAAGTCACCAGCAAATTCCTGTATTGTGTCACCGTTTACACACCCTATATTTCTAGTTACAGGTTCTACAGCAAAGTTAGCTAATGAAGAACCTGTTAGTTTAAATATCCTGTTTTCACAAAATATAAAAAGATTATCACGAAAGACTTTAAGTCCTACTACAGTATCATCTACTTTGATGCTACCTGCGCCATCTGCTGAATCAAAGTCATCCTCATCAAACGGCTCACTAAATACTACCTCTTGTGGCGTAGTAGACTTACCAGCATAAAACATGTGGTTTCTATATGCAGCTACAAACTTAGAACCTGATACTGCGCTCTCACTAACATCTGTAGCACTTATAGATGAATTGAATACAACAGGTGCATTTGCACCATCTACACATATTAGCTTTTCATTTCCATCAAAGTTAAATCTCTCAAAAGTATATTTACCTGCGTTAGTTCTACCTGTATCTCTTGTTGTCCACGCTTCAGATACAACATCGTTGACGGTATGATTAGCAGCAGTAGTAGAACTAGCTGCACGAGTAACTCCTGTAAAGGATGTGCTAGATACCCCTGTATAAGTAAATATCTCACTACTTATTTGGATTGTACCACTTGAGGAAAATCCTGCAGTTGAGTCTACTGTAATAGTACCAGAACCTGTCATACCAGTGCTTGAAACTATCTTTAGGGATAGCTCAGTAGAAGCAGAACTATATATTTTTTCTCCTCGTGCAGCTACTACTTTATCTGCAAATATTGCAGACATTAAAACTTTTTCACTGCTATTAGATGTTTGTGGTACTAGCTGTTCTACAAAAGGCTGGAAGCCACTTATTCTTCTGTAGCCACCCTCAATGTCAGGCTCAAAGTTTTCTAAAACTAAAGCCTCGCCCGGTTGCATCATAAACGTTGACCTGTTTAAGACCAACCCACCCTCGCAGTTAAACGATGCTGGTTGAGTTTGAGAAGTATCTGGCATTATTAAGAAACCCTAAGAACTGGACTAGAGTAGCCACCTGGAGTATTTATCATAGATGATCTTACGTAGTCATACTTGTTTATAGAGAGCGTCTGTATATTTTTTATACCTTGTTCAAATCTTTCAAAGTTTAATTGGTATTGTTGTAATTCACCTCTATACTGATACACAAAAGCAACAGCACCATCTACAACAATAGGAGCAAACCTATCAGGTATAGAGGTAGTGTCACCGTGTGCAGAAAGGTCTGTTGGAAAGGTATAATAATCAAAAGCTAGAGTATATGCGTTATCAGGAAAAGGGAATAACAAATAATTATTATCTGGTGTTCTTACTATATATTGAGGAACGCCCCCTCTGGAAAACTGTGTAACAGTAGTACCATCAGCGTGTATAGCTGCTGTTGTACTATTAGCACCTCTAGTACAGCCTGTTATATCGTTGCCTGATATAGCAGTGTAGGTAATCTGCTCAGTGCCTATAAAAACAGTTCCGCTAGAATCAAAGCCAGTAGTAGAGGTAAGAGTCAACGTAGTAACAGAACTTGAGTGTGCTCCATTAAGAGTAGTAGATGTAACGTCATCTTCTTGGTTAGCGTACTCTTTAGAAACGTACTCGTTGTAATTTAAAATAGTTAAATTATTACCTGCAGAATTTAAAGTAGTATCTTTTTTTATTCTAGCTGTATTGTAATCTATATATTTAGTGCTGGTAGGTAGACTGTATCTAGTAACACCTGCAGTTAGTGTAGAAGAGTTTGTAGCGTGATTAAAAGGATAACCAAACTCTCTTTGGTTTATATATCGTATTGCTTCATTTACTGCATTTTTACTTTGGATTTGTACACCCCTAGCATTTGTAAACGTAGTTGAAGTAAGTTCTACTTCATTCATACGTACAAGTGTTTTATTGGTAAGTGTAAGAAATGACTCAGCCATAGTATAAACCTTGTGTTATAAGTAGAGGGGAGCCAGTTGCCCAGCCCCCCAATAAGTTATGCAAGTAGATCACGGTCTACTTCATTTGCAGAACCTGACTGTGAGATGTCATCCATGAGAATGCAAACTGCATACACACGTAGGATACCACCAGTAATAGTTCCACTGGATGCTTGAATCTCTACATCAAGTGTATCTGCTGCTGCAGTAAACACTGGTAGATTTCCACACACACCTGAAGATGTAATTGCTGGTGTATGATCACCAACAGATGCACCGTCATAGTCAAATGATGCAGCAAAGATGT